ATCAAGATGATGGTTATTCTAAATCAAGAGATTTAAAAAGAGTAGCTTCTATTCCAACTTTAGCTTTATCTGTTTGGGCAAAAGAGTATAATGGAGATGGTAATTGGTTTGCACTTCCTAAAGAAGTCCAAAGTAAAATATTAAAAACAAAATTAAATAGTAATGAGTTTAAATATTTTAGAACCGCAGAAGGTAAAATATAATGGCACTTGCAACATATTCAGATTTAAAAACATCAATAGCTAACTGGTTAAATAGATCAGATTTAACAACTGAGATTTCAGAAGATTTTATAGTTTTAACAGAAGCTGATCTTAACTCAAAATTAAGAGTTAGAAAAATGATTACCTCAACTTCTATTACAATAGATTCAGAAACAGAATCTGTGCCTACAGATTTTTTACAAGTAAGAGATTTTTTTATTACATCAGGTGGAACTAAGTATGCTTTAAAATATATTACTCCAGCTCAAATGGATCAAATTAGAGGTTCATCAACAAGTGGTATGCCTTCAGCATATACTATACTTGGTGATAGTTTTAGATTTGCACCTATTCCAGATTCTGCATACACAGGAACATTAAATTATTATGCTAAGTTTGCAGCTTTATCAGATACCAATACTTCTAATTATATATTAGCAAGTCATCCTGCAATTTATTTATATGGTTCATTATATCATGCTGCTAATTTTTTAGGTGGTGTTGATCCTCAAAGACTTCAACAATGGCAAGGAATGTACACAACTGCTTTAGAAAGACTTGAGAGAAATGATAGAGAAGATCAATATGGTAATGCACCTTTACAACAAAGAGGTGATGTAACTGTTTCAGGTGCGTTTAATGATGTATCTAAATTTGTAACAAACAATAACCAATAGGAGAATAATGCAAATACCCTTTGGAGAATGGCTACCTGACCAACCAGAATATAATAATCCTGGTGCGAATACCGCCAACAATGTTTATTTTGCAGCTTCTTCTTATAAAAGATTTCCTTCATTAGTTAATTATTCTACTAACAATATAGCTAAAGATAGTAGAGGTGCAGGTTCATTTAGAGATAACTCTAATACTGTATTTAATTTTGTAGCAACTAATTCAGACATACATCAATTAGCTTCAGGAACTTTTACATCAAGAAAATCTGGTTTAACTGGTGGCAATACTGATTACTTTACTTTTACTCAATTTGGAAATTACATCATAGCCAGTAATGGTGTAGATGCACCTCAATATTATTTAATGGGTACATCAACTAACTTTGCAAATTTATCTACAATTGCAACATCAGGTACTGTACCAGTATTTAAATGTTCAGGTGTCATAAGAGATTTTTTAGTAACAGGTAATCATGTTGGTGCATCTAACAGAATACAATGGTCAGGAATTAATGATATTTCTACTTGGGCTTCTGGAACTAAACAATCAGACTTGCAAGACCTACCAGGATCAGGTGGACAGATAACTCACATAACCTCTGGAGAGATTTCATATATTTTTAGACAAAACCAAATAGTTCGTATGGACTATGTGGGTGGTGCAACAGTATTTAGACTATCAGTAATATCTCCAAATAGAGGTGCAGTATTAGGTAGAACAGTTTGTCAGGATAATCGTAGAGTTTTCTTTTATGCTGATGATGGATTTTTTGAATTGAATGGAGATCAAGTAGTTTCTATTGGTGCAGAAAAAGTTAATAGATTTTTTGATTTAGATTTAAACAAAGCATTTACAGATAGAATTTGTGCAGCAGTAGATCCTTTTAATCAATTAGCCATGTGGTTATATCCATCTAAAAACGATACATCTAATACTACTGGTATTTGTGATAAAGTAATTATTTATAATTATGCTACTCAAAAATGGAGTACAGCTGATACTAATGCTAGTTCTATATTTTCACAATTTGTTGGTGCTTATACAGTTGAACTTATGGATATTATTTCTGAAAACTTAGATAATATTAATATTGCATTAGATACTGATTTTTGGAATGGTGGACAAAGATATTTAGGTGCAATAGATAATAACTTTAAAGCAGCTATTTTCTCTGGAACAGAAAATGAAGGTACTATAGAAACTAGAGAAATGGAGTTGTTTCCAGGACATAGAAGTAGTATAACGAATGTCAGACCAATTGTGGATGCTACATCTACAGTAACTATCAAGACTAAAGAACGATTAGCTGATACAGCTACCGAATCTACATCTTCAACAATGGTTACAAGTGGAGATAATCCAGTAAGACAGTCTGGTAGATATTTTAAAATTAAAGTAATAACACCATCTGGATCAGTTTGGACTCATGCTCAAGGTGTTGATGTAATTGCTTCAAGAATAGGTTTGAGATGACGGAAAAAACTGATATAGATAATGTTAGATATAGTTTTGAAACACAAGAATTTTTTCAAAGACAAATTGAAGAAGCTATCAATACATTAATAAATGATAGAAACAAAGAAAGCGACAAGGCTTTCTCATGGTTTATAGGAGATTAATATGGCAGGAATAAAAGATTATTCAACAACACAAGCTGACAATACAACACTTAATAGTATTTCTACTGCGGAGGGAATGTTACCTTCTAATCTAAACAATGCAATCAGAGCATTGATGAAGAATACTAGAGAGTGGTTTAATGATAGTCAATGGGTAGAGTATGGAGATGGTTCAGGTGCTTACACAGCAGCTTACGCATCCTCTACTTCTTTTACAATTGCTAGTGCTAATGTAACTTCTTTTTATCATGCAGGAAGAAGAATAAAATTAATTGCGTCAACTCCTGGTACAATTTTTGGAACAATATCAAGTTCATCTTTTTCTACCAACACAACAGTTAATGTAACTTGGGATAGTGGCTCTTTAGCTAGTGAAGCTATTACAAATGTTTTTGTAGGTGCTTTATCAAAAACTAATTCATCTATTCCTACAGAAATTATTGGTACATCTAATATTTCAGATAGTGCTGTTACAACTGCAAAGATTGCAGCAGATGCAGTTGATGGAACTAAGATTGCAGATGATAGTATAAACTCAGAGCATTATGTAGATGGCTCAATAGATACAGCTCATATTGCTGATGCACAAATTACAACAACTAAAATTACAGACGCAAATGTTACAACAGCTAAAATTGCAGCAGATGCTATAGATGGTACAAAAATAGCTGACGACAGTATAAATTCAGAACACTATGTTGATGGTAGTATTGATACTGCACACATAGCGGATAGCCAAATTACAACTGCTAAGATTGCAGACTCACAAATTACTTCTGCTAAAATAACAGATGGTGCAATAGTTAATGCAGATGTAAATGCTAGTGCAGCCATAGATACTACAAAAATACATGATGGTACAATCTCTAATACAGAGTTTGGTTATCTAAATGGTGTCAGTTCAAATATTCAAGATCAACTAGATGCTAAAGGTGCTTCTAATGCAAACTTAACTGCAATCGGAAATCTTGCTACAACAGATAGTAATTTTATTGTTGGTAGTGGTTCAACTTGGGTTGCAGAAACAGGATCAACTGCTAGAGCATCACTTGGACTTGGAACTATTTCAACTCAAGCTGCTAATAGTGTTTCAATATCTGGTGGATCTATTACTGGACTTGGAACTCCATCTTCAAATTCAGATGCTGCAACAAAAGTTTATGTAGATAATTTAGTTACAGGATTAAAAACTAGAATTATTACAAGAGTAGGAACAACAGGAAATATTAATTTATCAAATGCTTTAGAAAATGGAGATACACTAGATGGTATCACACTTGCTACAGGAAATAAAATTTTAGTAAAAGATCAAACAGATGCTACAGAAAATGGTATTTATGATGTAGTTGCTAGTGGTGCTGCCTCAAGAAATACAGAGTTTGATACAGTTGCAGAACTTGCTGGGCAAATGGTTATTGTTCAAGAAGGATCAACTAATGCAGATAAATTCTTTTTATGTACTACTGATAATTCAGGTTCAATAGGTTCAGTAAATATTACATTTACAGTTGTCGTACCATCTAATGTTGGTGATGTAACTTTAAATGGTGTTCAAACTTTAACAAATAAAACTTTAACCTCTCCAGTAATATCAGAAATTGTTTCTGTATCGAATGGAAATGTATCAGTATTACCTAATGGTTCTGGTAAAGTATTATTAGATGGTAATGGTACTTCTGGTGGAGTTACAGTATCTGATGGATTAATAGATATTAGAACTGGTACTGGTAATGTGTCTAAAGTTAAATTTTATTGTGAAAGTTCAAATGCTCATGCACAAACTTTACAAGCACAACCTCATTCAGCTGGTAGCTCAAGTGTTTCAACTTTACCAGCAGCAACAGGAACTTTAATTGGAACTGGAGATACAGGAACTTTACCATTAGTAGCTATGGATATTGATGGTGGTACAGATATTGGTGCAGACTTAACTACATCTGATCTAATTGTAGTAGATGATGGAGCTGGTGGTACAAATAGAAAAGCAGCTTTATCAAGAGTAGTAACCCTAATGTCAGCACAAGGATTTTCAACAGATGATCCAACAGCTCTTGCAATAGCTTTAGGATAATATATAAAACGATAATTAAGGAGAAACAAAAAAAATGGCAAACACATTTAAGACAGTAACATTTGCAGCAGAACCAGCTAGTGCTGGAACTCCTTATGTTATGTACACAGTAGCATCTAGTACGACAACAGTTGTATTAGGATTGGTACTTGCAAATATTCACACAACAGCAGTAACCGCAGAAGTAGAATTAGTTTCTACAACATCAAATAGAGGTGGTGCTAACAATGTTGCTAATGGTACATCAATGTTAGTTAAAGATGTAACAATTCCATCTGGAAGTTCATTAGAGCTTTTATCTGGTGGAAAAGTTGTATTAGAAGCTGGAGATAAAATTCAAATAGATTGTTCTGTTGCTGATAAATTATCAGGAACTCTTTCTATAATGGAAATAACATAGGAGTTTTAATTGTCTTATATCGGAACACCTCCATCAAATGCTTTTACTTCACTTCTAAAACAAGACTTTAGTACAAGTGCAACTACTGGCTATACATTAGATCATGCTGTAAATAATGCTAATGATATAGCTTTATTTATTAACTTTGTAAGACAAGAGCCTACTGCTGCATATTCTGCAAGTGGAA